AGATATTCTAATTGACGCCGCTTTGAACCCCGACAAAGGTGCCGCGCTTGTCCTAAGAGCCTCAGACCAACGGAGCGGGCTTGCCAACGCGCTGCGCCGGGCGGCTATAGATGTGGTTGATGTCTCCGGAAGGCCCGCATCCAGATTGGCTATAACCAAACGCGCCGAAGAAGAACTTGATGACGATCCTCCGCCTGTGCAGCGCCGCTTGGCGCCGGTCAACACACAAGCGCCGCCCTTCATCGTTCCCGGCTCGGCGCTCAATCAGGTGAGCGGTACGGGTGGGGCACCGGTTCAGCAAGCGGCGCTCGCGGCCCAAGGGCCAGGGTCTCCGCAAGTAGCTGAACAGGGGCGGTCTATCTTCGGTATGAACGACCCAGTGTTCGCAGCACGGGGCGGCCACATAACTGGAATTATGGCGGTGAAGCCCAAGCCGAGGCAGATGGTCGGGTAGGGTTAGCCCTACTCCAGCCACGACCTCGCGTCTTCTCCCAGGACGAGGTCAGCAATTTTGATCTTGTCTCGGAGGGCGTTGACGATCTTCTCGTCGATGGTCTTGGGGGAGATGAGGTCGATGTAGGTGACCTTGTTCTCCTGCCCGATGCGGTGGGCGCGGTCCTCCGACTGTAGCCGAAGCTCCAAGTCGTAGCTGTTGCTGTAGTAGACCACGGTGCTCGCGGCCGTCAGCGTGAGGCCGTAGCCCCCGGTTTTGGGGTGCCCCACGATGAAACGCAACTCCGACTGACGATCCTGGAATGTTTCCACAATCTGTTGCCGATCAGAGTCAGGTGTTCCACCGTGGAGCGTTGCGACCGCTTGTACGCTAAAGCGGTCGCGCAGGGCCTCGGCAATCGAGACGATATCCCGCGTCCAGGTCGCCCATATGATCGCCTTACCCTGTATCTCGTCGCAAATGTCTAGCAGTTCCGTGAGCCGGTTAGACTTCAGAGGGTGAACCTCCCCGTCGTCGTCGGTCAGGCTGCCCAGGCATATCTGCTGTAGTCGCATGATCTGCGTCAGCACGTTCTGGGTGGTGGAGAGGTCTCCGCTGTCCAGACGAGCCAGTGCGAGGTTCTTCATTTGCACGTAGGCGTCCGACTGCTCTGGCGTCAGTTCGACCGCGCGCTTCATGTAGACCTTGTCGGGAAGGTCGAGGCAGTCTTCTTTGCGGACGCGGAAGGAGGAACTGTCCAGCTTCTCCGAAAGCTCGTCCAGACGTTGGAAGCCGAGGATCTGGTTGAAGGAGTGCGCGCCCATGCTGCGCCGTCGGACTACAGCGTAACGCCCCTGGAAGGCGTAATAACTTTTGAAGCCCAAGATGCCGGGGTCCAGGAAATCCATTTGGCTGTACAGGTCCATGGGGCTCTTCGTGACGGGAGACCCCGTAAGAATGCGCCGCATTACCGCATCACGGCCCACGCTGCACACAGCCTTCGTGCGTTTGGCTTGGCGGTTCTTGATGGTGGTTGACTCGTCCACGGCCATCAGGACCCGGAACTTCTTCACAAACAACTCGGCTACCGCTACGCCCTTCTTGGACGAGAAGGCCTCGATGTTCATCAGCAGCAGCTTCAGCTTCCCGGTTTCCGTGTATAGATCGTTGAGCCCTTTGCGCCGCTCCTTAGTCAGGTTTGGCTTCCACAGCACGACTTCTCTCTCTACGCGGTCCGGGAGGTGAGTAGAAATTTCCCCCACCCAGTTTGCAATGACACCCTTGGGCGCTACGATGAGGGCGAAGTTGATCTGCTTGCTCTCGAAGCAACTCGCTATCGTATCCAGGGCCACCTTCGTTTTGCCCGTCCCCATGTCCATCAACAACGCATAAGAGTTGATGCCGACGCTAGCCTCGAACGCCTTGCGCTGGTGGTCGTAGGGCTCGGTTTTGTAGACGAAGTCTTTCACGAAGATTTCTCTTGCATTCCCTGATATCTCCCCATATAACGTCTCCTGACGGTTAAGTCAACCGCCGATGAATGAACCAGGAGAAGCGAGTGAGTGATCTAATTTCAGAAATGGCATCCGACTCCGGAGACGCCCCGGACAAGATAGACACGCTAGACGATGGCGGTCTATCAACCATATCCCGGTTGGCACACGAAGCCGCAAGGCTTGAAGAAAGTGTGGCGACCCAAGAGCAGCTACTCAAGGATCAGAAGAAGGCTCTTCACGCCATCTTAGATGAGAAGTTGCCGGAGGCCCTCGAACAGATGGGGCTCCAAAAGTTCACGCTGACAGATGGATCAGAGATTTCGGTGAAGCCGATTTATGCTGCATCCATCCCGGTAAACCGCCGGGAAGAGGCGTTCCAGTGGCTCCGCGACCATGAGTTTGGCGATCTCGTCAAGAACAACGTCACGGTGACCTTTGGCCGTGGCGAAGACGACGTCGCGAAAGAGTTCGTTGGCACTGTCCACACGCTGGGACTTATTCCCAGTCAGCTTGAGAAGGTCGAGCCAATGACCTTGAAGGCGTGGCTGCGCGAACGGGTAGAGGCGGGCGACCCCATCCCGCTTGATTTATTTGGGGCCTACATATCGCAAAAAGCAACAATCAAGAGGAGCAAATAAGCATGGCTAAGACAAGCGTAGCTAAGAAGGACGCCACGGAACTCGCCCTCATGGACGAGGATATGTTCGCGGCGGACGCGGGGGTCGGCGTTACCGACCTCGGAACCGACGATCTTGCGATCCCCTTTCTCAAGGTCTTGCAGAAGATGTCCGACGAATTGGACGACCTAGACGGCGCCAAAGCCGGTGACATCTACAACACCGTCACTAAGGAAGTCGTAAAGGGAGGCGAAGGCATTACCGTCGTCAACTGCGCCTACACCCTACAGCACATCGAGTGGGAGCCACGCGGCACCGGCACGGGAGCGCCACACCGTATTTACGGTGCGGGTGAGGAAACGCCAAAGACTGAGCGTGGAGACGACAACAAAGACTACGTGGTGGACGGAAACGGCCGCTACCTAGAGCGCACGGCACAGCACTATGTTCTTGTCGTGGACGGGGATGGCATTACCCAGCAGGCCCTCCTCCCTATGAAATCAACGCAGTTCAAGAAGTCCAAGCAATGGAACTCCGCCATGCGGGCTAGCAAAATGAAGGACCGGAACGGCAACCTGTTTACGCCGCCACGGTTTAGCCACGAGTGGAAACTTGAGACCGCCTCGGAGGAAAACAAGAACGGCTCATGGCACGGCTGGCAGATCTCCAAGGGGGAGCCGCTAACTGACCCGGCCCTCTACGCAGAGGCAAAACTGTTCGCCGAGTCTATTAGGGCGGGCCAAGTGAAGGTGCAACACGTCAACGAGGAACCCGGTTCTTCGTCCTCGTCTTCAGACGACGTGCCCTTCTAGGATTTGAGGGGGGGATTATCCCCCCCTCTTTTTTATGGAAAAATCCAACACAGAACGGTTCGCCACGCTTTTCCGAGGCCTCGAAAGGGCCTACGGCTCTTTGCAGATTGGAGACAAGGACGCCCGGACGCAGAAGCAAAAGGGGCAATATTTATTTGTCAAGGAACCACGGACCACGGCAACCTTTGACGCGCACCTCGCGGGGAAGCAGAGCATTGGCGTCGTGCCAATCAACGAGGACAACTTATGCGTGTGGGGGGCCATAGACATTGACCAGTACCCACTCGACCATGTCGCGTTGATAAGGAGAGTGGAGAAGCTGGAGTTGCCTCTGGTGGTGTGCCGCAGCAAGTCCGCTGGCGCGCACGTCTTCCTGTTCCTAAAGGACTTCGTGGAGGCCGAGGCATTACAGTTGAAGCTGAAGGAGATAGCCGCAGAACTTGGCTATGGTGGATGTGAGATATTTCCAAAGCAGATAAAACTCGTTGTAGAACGGGGAGATAACGGCAATTTTCTGAACCTCCCGTACTTTGACCAAGAGGGGGGACTGCGCTACGCGCTCAAGAGCGACGGAAGCGCGGCCACGCTTGAAGAGTTTCTAAAGTATGCCGAGGAATCGGCTATCGACGTCGCCGACCTAGACACCCTACTCACGCAAGAGGCCCCCGCCGTTGACGATAGGCTCAAGGACGGCCCGCCGTGCTTGCAAGCACTACTCCGGCAGGGCTTCCCAGAGGGAACTCGCAACAACGGCTTGTTCAACCTTGGCGTGTATCTCCGCAAGGCGTACCCAGACGACTGGGAAACCAGAATACTGGACTACAACCAAACGATTATGAGCCCGCCCCTTGACCTGAAGGAGGTCAACGTCGTCGCGGACCAGATCGGCAAGAAGGACTACCAGTACAAATGCGCCGACCAGCCCATATGCAGCTTCTGCAACAAGGACCTGTGCCGCAGCCGGAAGCACGGCGTGGGTGGCGGCGCGAATACGCCGACCGTCGCTAACCTCAGGAAGTACGGCAACGAGCCTCCCCTTTGGTTCCTAGACGTCAACGGGAGCCCGGTAGAGCTAGACACCGAGGGCCTACAAAAACAGGCGCGGTTCCAGATCCTTTGCATGGAGCAGATCAACTTCATGCCCCGGACCGTGGCGCGCGCAGCTTGGGAAGCTCTGATGAACGGCCTCCTAAGCCAGATGATAAGCACCGAGGGCGCGGTCATCTCGACGTCCGACGACACCAGTCTCCGGGGTCAGTTCAACGATCTGCTGGAGGAGTTCTCCACGCACATGCAGTCCGCCCAGGACAAGGAAGAGATCTTGCTGCGTCGTCCGTGGACTGACGAGAAAACGAAGCGGACATACTTCCGGCTCAAGGACTTCGAGTCGTACCTGAAGCGCCACAAGTTCTTCGAGTACAAATCAAACAAGGTCGCGCAACGCATCCGGGACATGGGTGGGGCCTCCGAGCAGTTCCGAATAAAGGGTCGCACGATCCGGTGCTGGTCAATACCAGCCTTTGAAAAAGTGTCAGTGGACTTCGCAACGAAGTTTGCCGACGAGGAGGACGTTCCGTTTTGATTGGTCTAACAAATGTTTAGGTATTTCGGCCCTCCCGGCACCGGGAAGACAACCACACTTCTAAATCAAGTTGACGGGTTGCTGTCCAACGGGGTCTCGCCCAATGAGATCGGCTACTTCGCCTTTTCCCGCAAGGCTGCCCACGAGGCCCGCGACAGGGCTACCTCCCGGTTCGGGTTGGATCCGGAAAAAGACTTCACCTATTTCCGGACGTTGCACAGTTTGGCTTTTCAGTCGTTGGGCTTGTCCAAAGCTGAAGTACTCGGGGAAAAAGGCCTCAAGGATTTCTCCAAGGAGATTGGCCTTGACCTTACGAGCCTCGGGTCTCAGAGGGTTTCCGACGACGGCTTTGCCGCCGTAAAGTCCAACAATCCAATCATGCAGGGTTTCGACCTTGCCCGGAACTCCATGGGCGGGATAGAGCGCGCCTACAACGAGTCGGAGTTGGGCATTCCGTTCTATGAGTTCGCGCACCTCTACAGCGAGTACGAACGGTTCAAGGTGGCGAAGGGCCTCCTGGACTTCACCGATATGATGGTGAAGCTCGCAGAAAGACCGGCCAGCATTCCGTCTTTGAAGGTGGTGTTTCTCGACGAGGCGCAGGACCTGACGCCCCTACAGTGGAAGGTGGCGCGCCACCTCAGTGAGCGCAGCGAGCGGATGTTCGTTGCGGGGGACGACGACCAAGGAATTTACCGGTGGGCGGGCGCAGACATAGACCACTTCGTAACCCTAGAGGGTAGCTCAGAGGTACTGTCGCAGTCCTACCGGGTGCCCCGGAGCATACACGCGGTGGCTAACTCCGTGGTTCGGCGCATCAAAAAACGCCAGCAGAAGCAGTGGCGCCCCCGGAAGGAAGAGGGCACCGTTGAGCGGGTTTACGACGTGGACCCCAGCATGTTCGGAGACGAGAACTGGCTGGTGCTGGCGCAAGCAAACTACATGCTGGACGACATCTCGAATCGGATGACGTCTAACGGCCAGTACTTCGAGCGAAAAGGCTCGCCGTCCTTGGACAAGAACGTCAAGAGCGCCATTGGATCGTGGGACTACTTGCAGGAGGGGGCGGGCCACGAGGTCTCGCTCAAGGACGCCATCAACTTGTACAACTTCATATCCAGCGGGTCCGGTCGTCTGAAGCGGGGCGCCAAGAAAATGCTGGGGGGAGCCGACGAGAAAGACCTTCTAAGTCTGGAGGTGCTCAGGAAACACTTTGGACTGGAAACTCCGGACGGGCCGTGGGACGAAGCTCTGGACAGGATAGCCGACGAGGACCGGGCCTACGCCACATCTCTCTTGAACCGTGGCGTTAACATCTTCGAGAAGCCAAAGATCAAACTCTCCACCATCCACGGCGCCAAGGGCGGGGAGGCCGACAACGTCCTCCTGTACCTCGACCTTTCCGGGAAGGCCATCCGCGATATGGAAAAAAATCCAGACGACGCGCACCGGGTTCTGTACGTCGGACTAACAAGGGCCAAGTCAAACCTTGTCCTAAAGCTCCCAGAAGATTCACAGAGAGGATGGGCACTATGACGCTAAGGATAACTACGGCACGCGGAGTACTAGCCAAGGCTTCGGAATACGTCGCGGGAGACAGAGCCGACGCCCACGGTCCTGCGGTAGAAAACCACGCAAACATCGCGCACCTGTGGAGTGGCTACCTTCACGACTCGCTTAAAGACGGCGTGACCCTAACTCCAGAAGACGCCGCAAATCTAATGGAACTGCTGAAGATTGCCCGACGCAAGCAGGGGAACTTTAACGCGGACGACTACGTGGACGGTGCCGGATACGCCGGAGTGGCCTTCGAGTGCGCGTACTACGAGAACGAGAAGCGTCGTTGCAACGAGGCGGGAAAACGTGATGAAGAAGAATCTTAAAAAGCCCGTCTGGGGAGTGCAGACCGAGTGGGTTCCCGTTGAGAGCCTCCCCCCCACGCCCAGCGACATAACAGAAATCGCGATTGACTTAGAGACTAAAGACCCACGCCTCAGGACCCACGGCCCTGGGTGGGCCACGGGACATGGGGACGTCGTCGGCATCGCCGTCGCGTACGACGGGTTTAACGCCTACCTGCCCATTGCCCACGAGGGCGGGGGAAACCTCGACCGGCGCATCGTCATGCGTTGGTTCGAGAAGGAAATAGCGAGCCACCCCTCTGACAAGATCTTCTACAACGCGGCCTACGACGTGGGTTGGCTCAAGCGGCTGGGCATAGACCTGAGCGGCCGACTGATCGATGCCATGCTCGCAGCGCCCCTGCTTAACGAGAACCGGTTCAGCTTTTCCCTCAACGCAGTCAGCTACGACTACACCGGGAACATGAAGTCAGAGGCCGCCCTCCGGGATGCCGCCCAGAACTTCGGCGTGGACCCCAAGGCCGAGCTATACAAACTGCCCGCCTGTTTTGTGGGGGAGTACGCCGAGGCTGACGCCCGCCTGACGTTGGAACTGTGGCGCATCTTCAAGATGGAACTCACCAAGCAAGACCTCTGGCAAATCTTTGACCTGGAGACGCGCGTCCTCCCCGTCTGCATTGACATGACGTGGCGGGGCGTCCGAGTAGACTTAGACGCCGCCGAGCGGCTAAAGCAGGAAACCCTTTCTGTCGTCAACGACATCCTGGCCGACGTCAAGAAGCAGACCGGACTTGGGGTCGAGCTTTGGGCCGCCGCGTCTATCGCCAAGGTGTTCGACCATCTGGACATAACCTATGGCCGGACCCCGACGGGGCTTCCAAGCTTCACGAAGAACTTCCTGGCGCAACACGAGCACCCCATCGCGCAACAGATATCGATGGCGCGGGAATACTCGAAGCTGGGCAATACGTTCCTGTCGAGCATCTTCCGCTACGCCGAGGACGGCCGCATCCACGGCCACATCAACCAACTGCGCTCGGAGGGAGGGGGGACAGTCACGGGACGCATCTCATGCTCCAACCCCAACCTCCAACAAATCCCTGCCCGGAACCCAGAGATGGCGGCAAAGATACGCGGCCTGTTCCTGCCGGAGGAAGGCGAGCAGTGGGCGTCTATGGATTTCGATCAGCAAGAGCCACGCATCATGGTTCACTTCGCAAGCCTCACGCACAATGGCCTGACGGGTGCCGACGCCTTCGTTCACGCCTACAACACAGACCCCAAGACCGACTTCCACCAGAAAGTCGCGGACATTGCGGGCATCCCACGCAAGCAAGCGAAGACCATCAACCTCGGCATCATGTACGGCATGGGGCAAACACGGCTCGCGGAGCAACTGGACGTGACGCCGCAGGAGGCCAAGCGTCTTATGCGCGTGTACCACGAGGAGGTCCCGTTCGTTAAGGAGTTGATGGACGCCGTACAGCGCAAGGTGTCACACCGGGACAAGGGTGGCGCCGTCCGCTCCTTGCTCGGCCGCAAGTGCCGGTTCGACCTGTGGGAGCCCAACATGTTCGTGTCGGCCAGGGCCCTACCCAAAGAGGAGGCCAACATCGAATACGGCGACAACATCAAACGCGCCTACACATACAAGGCGCTCAACAGACTGATCCAGTCCAGCGCAGCGGACCAGACCAAGGAGGCGATGGCTAAGATCCACGAG